CTTGAATTGTGATTGTACTTGCATATTTATATACATATCGACATCCAGGTCTTTAAATATTCCAATCAACATAAGTATTTATACAAATAAAATTGTCGATAAGACTTGACATTACCCTTCCATTTTTGTATAATATGTCAATATAAATACTTGATGGAGTCATTAAAATACTTAAAAAAAGTAAATGAATTAAATCAAGTATATCTATCAACCCCAAAAGGATTAACGGTATATACCGTGACTACTTATCTCACCTATAAAACCTCAGATAATTACTATGGCTACATAGTTAAAGTGAAAGAAAATGATTGATACAAAAAAGAAGTGTTTCAAAATGTTTGATGGAGCGGCGCTCCATACGATTCAGAAAATGTCTACTCCTGATATGGAGCAACTGATGGAAATATTAGCAAAAGAAATTAGTGCAAGAAAAGTGAATGAAGAAGGCTTTGCTCCAATGGAAGCTGAAATGGCCCACGATAGTTGGGTAGATAACGAACAAAAACGATTTGGTCAAATGATGGCCGATGTTGCATAAAAATATATGAAAATCATACCAGCAGACATTACTTTATATCTAAGTACAAAGTCTGAATTTTATAAGGCGGGCTGGAAGGCGGCCGATGCGGGCATATCCAGAAAGGAACCAGAAGGAGATAATCCCTTTTATGCAGAATATGAATCTGGATATGGAGATTGTCTTTCTTCCGGATATCGAGCTTCCACTATCAGAAAAAAAAGTTCAGAAAAAACTTGACATTTTCAGTCGGTTTTGATATAATATATACAGAGAATGAGAAAGGGTTCTCATTCCGGTAACCATAAAAGAGGAAATATATTATGAGAAATGAAATTGAAAAAGTCCTAGAAGCGATGAGAGAAGATTATAAGCGTTGGTCTACTATGTGTGCCAAGCATTCTTCTAAAGGAAAAACTGATTATCGTGAGTCTAATATCAGAACCCAAATGGAAGAAGATTATTGTAACGGACTTGAAGTTACTGAAGGAAGACGTTACTGGAAAATTACTTCTGGTAGACGAAACAACAGATCAGTTTCCGGTTTTATTGTAAAAGCTGGAGATAAGAAATTCCGCGAAGGAGATATGTTGAAGCCCGCAGGATGGGCAGCCCCAGCAAGAAACTTTGCAAGAGGAAACGTCCTTGATGGAACCGGATTTAATAATGCACGTTGGACAGGTATCGGATGAATCATACTTGGGAAGTTAACGGATCAATCAACATTGTTAACGAAGTATCTTTTTATCTGTTTTGTAGATTCACAGAGTTTATGAGATGGGTAAATCTTCCACAAGAACATTGGATTTGGTTAGATAACAATTTATTTGCTGGAGCACTATAAAAGACTTGACAATTTCATCCAGTTTTGATATAATATAACTAGAGAATGAGAAAGGGTTCTCATTCAGTTAACCCGAAAAGAGGAAATATTATGGGAATGAGTAAAAAAGAATTCAACGAAATGAAAATTGGTGTTGAAGAAGTTGAAATGGGAATTGCCCATTTAATGAAATGGGGGAAGAAGACTTTCAAAGATCACACTGGAGAGTGGGTCGAAGTTCGGACTTCCGGTCAATTGAATCTGTTTTCTGATGAAATTGAACCAATTGCACATTTAACGGAGGCTGAATAATGGGAGTAGCAAACGAAATTTACCGTCAATTAGGCGGAAACAAATTCGCCGTTATGACTGGAGCTAAGAATTTTATTGATCTTGAGAACGGAATTCGGATGAAGATCGGTAGAAACAAGACCAATCATAATTGGTTGGAAGTTACTCTGAATAGCTTGGATACTTATGATGTGGCTTTCGCTAAACTCACCAAATTGGGTGAGAGAAAGTCCCTCAAAGAATATAAGAATGTTTATAATGATTCCTTGGTTGAGTTGTTTGAGACTCACACAGGGATGTACACTTCTTTATAGGAGATTATATTATGAGAAATGAAACAGTAGAAGAATTCCTCGCTAGAGGAGGAAAAATTGAACGAACCGAAGAAGTCCACGGCACTCAATCTTTAAATATGTTTTCCAAGCATTCTGCAAATTATCGAGCAGGATCGGGGAAGATGAGAGAGGGTAAGGGAGTCGGAACTCACGCTAGAACTGAGGGATGGGCTACGGATCCAAGTTAATTGAATAGAGATTATATTATGAAAATGTGGATTGAAGAAATCGCTACGGCGATATTGTTATTTGGTTTTGCGTGGGTGGGAGTATTGTTTTTAGTTGCTCTAATGCCACAATAAAATGTACAAACCATTACCAGACTCAGTAGTAATCAAAGAGTCCCCCATTCACGGATATGGACTCTTTGCATCGGCTCCCATTAAAAAGGGAACTCATTTGGGAGTAAGTCACGTTTATGCTCCTGGTTTTGAAGGAAGTCATATTCGCACACCAGTCGGTGGTTTTATTAATCATAGTGATGAACCAAATTGTCATAAAATAGAATCACCAGAAGAATCAATGCTTACCTATTATTCGTTAGTTACTTCAAGAAATATAGATAAATATGAAGAATTGACACTTACTTATACTCTATATACTATATGAAAAAAATAACAGAGTTTTTTGTTAACTCTTGGATGCTCTTTATGTTTGGCATAAAGACTTTTTGGATAATATTTACTGATGATATGAAAAAAGAATCCCAGGAACAAAAAGAAGAACGAGAACGCCAACAACAAATTAAAACCGAAAATGAGTGAAACATCGAGAAATAAATTTATCTCCCAATGCGTAGCACAGTCGCCTTGTGTGGGTAAGGATTCCGTACATTGTAAAATGAACGACAAGGGTACCTTCTGTTTGACTTGTAAAAGATCATTATTAGAAATTCAAATGTGGGGAGAAACATCCTTTGAGGATCGTGAAAAAATATGCAAGGAATTGCTTGACAGATAGGCATTTTTGTGTTATACTATGAAATTGATAAAGAAAAATCATTATAAAGAATTTAGACCAATATGTATCAACGAAGGATGTGGAAGTTTTGTAGCTACCAGGAAGGTAAACAAAAACGGTACATATGATATTAGAGCGGAGTGTGGTAAATGTCACAGTGGATTTCGTAATAGACCTGGTGTTATACCACATAAGAAAACTTATTGTGAAAATAGAGATGGAAGATTAGGTATTATATGTGTAGCAAAAATTGAAGATACTTGTATGTTAGAAATGGATCATATAAATTCTGACAAATGGAATAATGATCCTGTTAATGTACAAACACTTTGTAGAAATTGCCACGCATATAAAACAAAACTTAATGGAGATAGTAAAAACAATAAGTCAGTATTATATACAGATCCAAATAAAATTGAAACGCCCTTAACAAAGTATATGAATTGAGGATGTTGCATTCAGGGCGGTTAAGATGACAACTTACCATAAACTGATGCGGCGGATTATAGTCAACCGCTTACGAACTTGTTCTGGCATTATATAAAAAGCCGTAAAATAGGATGAGGAACTAGCATCCTCTTTTTTTTGAATGAAAATATTATGAAAAATACCACATCAATTTTGGATTCTTATAAAGATGCCCCTTGGTGTAATAATCCTAAAGCATATCAAAATATAGTACACGAAGATGACAACGTAATAGTATTTAAAGATAGATATCCTGTTACTCAAGGTCATTTATTATACATACCAAAAGAAATAAAAAACAACAAATTTAACATTTCAAGATGCTTTGAATTAGCTTATGAGCGTGGTGAAAAAGGTGTAGAAAATGGTGAATGGGATGGTTTCAATGTGGGTATCAACAACGGAAAAGAAGCGGGACAAACAGTAATGTGGCCGCACGTACATATGATTCCACGAAGAGAAGGAGATTTAGGATATTTTGAGAATGGTACTCCTCACGATCCAAGGGGTGGTATCAGAAACGTAATTCCAGGAAAGGGAAACTATAATGATTAAAGAAATTAGCTTTGGAGATGAAGTTGAAGATAAGATAATTATTGATTTTGAAGGAGCACCATTCTGGAAATATTATGCAATTCAAATATTTCTATTTGTTCGTTTCGGAAAGTTTATGGTAGATTTTGTTGAAACAGAATAAATTATGAGAAAGGTAAATAAGCAACAAGCCTTTCAAGTGTTAATGGAAGAAAGAATGGCGGCTGGAGAAACATATATTGATGCTATGACTGAATATATGGTGGAACATCAGCTAGAAGCAAAGCAAGTGGCGAAATTGATATCGCCTGCATTCCTTGAAAAAGTGACAGAGGAAGCCGAACGGAACAATGTAATTAAGAAAACTAATAATGAGGGTAGCACCCTACCGCTGTGACAGGATTTGAATCATATAAATTATATCTTGCTATATGGCAACATTTCAGCCTTAGCAGAGATTATAATTATTTTAAATACAAGGGTAAGCTAGGTAATATTACCGGTAAAGCATATGAGAATCGTAAAGATAAATACTTTTTTGAAGCATTAGGGACACGAAACAAAGGAGACCTACTCCAGTATTATGTAGCGAATTTCGCCCATCACGGTTCTGAAGTTCAGTGGATAGGTGATCTACACTCAAAAGAATCGGAAGATGTTTATGTTCAATGGCAAAAACGGGTACAATCGTTAACATATATATTTGAAGAAGACTTAAAAGAAGTGAACGAATTTCTAATCGCAAGAGGATTAGAATTTGATAGATTATTTGATGTCGAAGAAGACGAACATCCTCTTATTTTTAGATTCGTTCAGCAAAGAATGATTGAAGTGGAAACTTACATTATTATGGATAAGATTCTCGGATTCTCTAAAAGAATCGCCAAGAAAATAAAAGAGTCATATATTTTTCCATCCGAACAATATAGATATGACAGATACGCAGAATTTTTGAATCTAGAGAGTGATAAATATATTAGAATTATGAAAGAAATTTTTTTTGATGCTACAACTGAATGATATCGAACATACCTTAATCGATCTAACCAAAGAAAATCTGAGACATATTAAGTATAATAATAATTATTATGTTAAGGTTGTATTTGATTTGAAAGATTGCGAAGTGGAAACATCATTTACATATGAAACCGGAGCCAAGGCACGGAAAGATTTTCAAATGCTTCTTAATCTAGTTCAAGATGGTCCCACATTGTTACAAGAAGAGGATATGGAGAAATATTCAAAATTAAATCTAAAAAGATGGACTGAATAAAAGACTTGACAAAGTGTCAGGAATAGAGTAGAATAATGCTTTATAAATAAGATAATAAACCCATAATCACAGGAGAAATTATATTATGGCTGATAAGAAAGAAGAAAAGGTAAAATCAACGGATCCAGCTTATATGAATAAGTCTACGGTTCGTATTGATGGTGCAGATTACGATATTGAAACATTACCAAATGTTGCGAAGATTGCGATTGAACATCTCGTGGCGATTGATAAAGAAGTCCAACGGGCTGAGATGGCGAGAGCAGGATTTGCTCAAGCAATCAAAGCCGTTATGGAAGGTGACGAGGCGCCGGAGCCAGTTAGTGGGGTTCCAAATTCTAAAAGACCACCCGCCGACAAAGTCGCAAGAGAAGTGAAAGGGGCAGATTTGAAGATAGTTCCTGATCCCTCTGAACAAACCGACCCCGTTGCTCCTGTGTAGACAGGATAAAAACTAAACCAGGTAAGTGATTGCATAGTGTAGTCACACCTTTAATCTAAACAAAACAATAGGAGTAAATTATGAGTTTTGCCGCTCTAAAGAAACGTTCTAATTCTAAAAAGGACGTAGATCAAATGATGGAAAAGTTGAACGCCGCTGCCGGTGCGAAACAGTCATTCATAGACGACCGTTACTGGAAGTTAGAACGGGACAAGTCAAGCAACGGATATGCTATTATTCGTTTTCTTGATTCTCCCGAAAAGGAAGACTTCCCGTTTGTAAAAATATACACACACGGTTTCAAAGGTAAAGGTGGATGGTACATCGAGAATTCCCTCACAACTATCGGTCAACAGGACCCAGTTTCTGAAGCCAATTCCGAGTTATGGAATTCCGGTATTGACAGCAACAAACAGATTGCACGAGATAGGAAGCGTAGGCTTCAGTATATCTCCAACATCTATGTTGTTCAAGATCAAGCACATCCAGAAAATGAAGGGAAAGTTTTCCTCTTCAAGTATGGTAAGTCTATTTTCGATATGATACAAGCCGCTGGTGAACCTCAATTTGAAGATGAAACCCCCATTAATGTGTTTAATCTATATAATGGAGCTAACTTCAAACTGAAGGCTCGCAAAGCAGACGGTTTTGTGAAGTATGACAAATCAACTTTTGAGGAATCATCTCAGTGGTTGAAGGATGAAGGCGAAATGGAGACCCTTTATAATGGACTCTATTCACTTGAAGCTGAAATTGGAGAAGACAAATTCAAGTCATATGATGAGTTGAAGAAGAAGTTCGCCCGAGTAATCGGCGTATCAGGAGACTTAACTTTCACGGCTGAATCTGTTTCATCTCCAACGTTGGGGGAAGTCGATCACGATGATCCTCCTTTTGATGGTGGAGAACCAATAACGACGGATGATACTATGAGTTACTTTAGCAAATTAGCTGAAGCATAATTCATCGGAGATTATTCTCGAAGGGGGCTCCGAGAGGAGCCCTTTTAATTTAAATTATGGAGAAATAAATGTTACCCGTATTATTATTTAATGTAATTGCAGGCCTTGTAGTAGACAAGGCACAAGATTTAGCAGTAGAACACGTGGAAAGTATGATTGATGATTTACTTCCGGATACTGCGAAAAAGGAATTAGACAAAGTTATCAAAGCTGATCCAGCACACGAATTCACAAATGCTAAAGATGCATTGGTGGCTGTAGTTGACGGAAAATTACCTATTGTTAATTTAGATGGATCTCTTAAACCAATAGAAGTAACCTTTACTGTAAAATTTGACCCAAACACAAAAGACATATCGATTGAACAGGGATAGTGTTTGAACTTAATGGAGATGCATCGGATGAATCAAATATTATTTTTGTGAAAACAAACGGAGAGTTGATTTGTGCCATTCAAACGAGTTTGGCTTTTTAAACCTCAACGGGAGGAGTAATTACCTCTATCAAGGATGAACTAGGCATACTAGAGCCAGAAGTGGTCGCACCTGAGGCTCGGAGCGAGTAAGACGTTCATCTTTTCCTTTTAGGTCCCATCGTCTAGTTGGGCCTAGGACACCGGCCTGTCACGCCGGCAACACCGGTTCAAATCCGGTTGGGACCGCCATTAAATAAACGCTTGACATTTGCTCTCAAATCGTGATACAATACTACTAGAAAATGATTCAAACAATTTTAATTTGGTTATTCATATTAGCATTTGTAGGAGGATACGCATATATGGTAATAAATGGTTTATAAAATGGGGAGGCTGAGCAAGTGGCGAGCCCAACTGACTGTAAATCAGCCGTCTGAGACTGTGATGGTTCGACTCCATCCCTCCCCACCATAGGCGAGTAGTTCAGTAGGTTAGAATCCCACTCTGATACGGTGGAGGTCGTTGGTTCAATTCCAACCTCGCCTACCAATGTTGATGGTAGCTCAGTTGGTAGAGCATCAGATTGTGGGTCTGAAAGTCGAGGGTTCGATCCCCTTCCATCAACCCAAAAATATAAATACTAATGGCTAAAAGATCAGCATACGGATTATCACAAGTAAAAATTAAAGCAAAACCGAAACGAACTTCTATCGGAAGATCAAAAAATTCTCGACCTACAAACAAACACAAGAGAAAGTCTTGGAAAAAATATAGAGGACAAGGAAAATAATTTGATAAGGAATTTAAAATGGATAGATTTGATTTAGAAGAGCAAATTCAGAAAGAGCAACTAAAAGGATACGAACAGAAATTCGTTTCTGAGCATCCCTATTGCACAAACTGGCCAGTAAATAAGGAAAAGGAATTTAAAATGGATAGATTTGATAAGGAATTTAAAATGGATAGATTTGATTTAGAAGAGCAAATTCAGACTGTATGGCAGACTAAAGAAGATTTGGATGCTGTAGCAGAAAGAATTATGGAGGACACGATGTTTATGAATGCCGACCAACTTTCAAATGTTTTGATTGGGATAAGCGAATTACACGAAACACGAATGTGGAAACTTTGGCAGATTTTTGAAACAATGGTTGATCAAAAAAATAGTTTTTTAACGGACGAAGTTACTATGGGTGATGTATTAGATAAAGTAGTGGACGATGCTGAAAAGGAAGATGAAAATGAAAGCAAAACTTGAATTCGATTTACCAGAAGATCAAGAAGAATTTAACGTAGCATCAAAGGCGATGGACTGGTCACTTCTTGTCTGGGACATAGATCAGTTTATCCGAAACAAGATCAAATACGAACAAGACAAAGATGGTATATTACAAATTCTTAGAAATGAATTAAATTTTAAAATGGAAGAAAAGGGATTACAGTTTCCTACCTAAGTAGCTTTATTCATTTTAATTTTTACTATCTTAAAGAAATCTGCATACAAATGAGAGCCGTATTCTTGCTCAACTATTTTTGTCACAGCAAGAGCAAAATCGGTGATACTCAAAGAGTCATCTACTCTATCAATGGCTTTGTTAATGAATGGAACTAATTTGTCAGACTTAGGAGTAAACATCGGAATTTCATATAAAACTTCTTCAGCCGCTTCCTCTAACTTTTTCATAACACACCCTTGTGATCTTTTTTAGTGAGTTTAAGTTTCTTTTGGAGTTTTGCAGACTTCGTTCCCCAAGAATCATCATCATAAGCACTAGGTGGTGACATTGTTGGTGTCTTTCCCTTTTTATGCATCTTCATCCAAAGATCATTGTAACGTTCTTGTTCTTTCTTAGACCATCCACCTCTACCGGCAGATTTCATACCAAGATCGTTTAATTCCTTTGCATCGGGATCTTCTTTTTCTGCTTTGCTGAACCAACCTTCAAGTAAAACTTCTTTACAGGTCTCCTCTAATCTCTTCATATTACGCTATAAGGAATGACATTAGCATTTCAGAACCGCTATCAGATAGTGGATTCACCGCAGTAGCATAACGATTTAAGATTCCAACATTCTCTTGAAAAGATTCTACGTGGGTTGATCTTAGAATTTCCTGTGGAAAAGTACCCATAATAACTGAAGATGCTCCCATACTTGAT